TTTTCTTTGTTCCATCCACCCTTGAGTTAAGATTACTCCCATAGGTGATAGACCCGTTATAAAGGCTACTATAATAGCAGCCATACTTTTATTTATAGTCATTTTATTCTCCTAATTACTAAATCCTACAAACTGATAATTTAATCCAACTTTAAAATCATACGCTGGTCTGTCCCAGTAATAAAGATAACGACCTTCCGCAAATACGCCTAGATTTTCTTGTACTTTAACTCCAAAAATTGCACCTATATCATAATCATACCAGCTCATCCACATCGACTCCATAAACATAAACTCATGTGGTTCCTTACCTTCTTCTAAGTGCCCTATATAATCGGCTGCATTATGATACGAATATTTATCATGTCCGTAATGGTATGGCATCCAATTGCCCCAAGCATGTACCCACCATCTATCAGCATAATGATAATAATCTAAACCCAATACTAAAGATGTTTCTCTTTGATAGCCTAAATCCCTTTTTATTCCATTCATGTATGATTCTAACAATCCTGGAAAGTGATATATGAAAAATTCTCTATCCGTCCACGCAATAATTTCTCCATCTGAAGTTTCCCACATGTAATCATACCCAATAAATTCACCCATTCCATTAAAAAACGGTCCATCACCCGATACAGGTATCCAAGAATCCGAAGCCGAATCATAGTACACCAATTGACCTTCTGGTATCTCGCCATTTTCATCAATTATGTACCATCGGTTATCATCCACACCGAAAGCGGTTTCAGCAAAATCCCACCAAGATCCTTTGTACCAAGTTGTATCCAATATCATAGCATCAAATCCGTATACAGGATGTTGTCTATGTTTTGCACCAACACTAAATGTTAATTGATTACCTAAAAATTCTGGTGTCCACTTTAATCTCAAATCACCTTGACCGTAGGTTATCTCTTCTAATCCAAGTTCCGTCCAACCTATTTTACTCATAAACCACTTACCAGTATATCTCAACCAGTATTCTTGATTCAAATATTCATTACCCCATCGACGACCTTCAGTAAATTTTATTAAATACTCCCATCCCTTAACGGGACCGAATGTAGCATTTTCGTTTGCACTTTTTTCTGAACCATCGTACCAAGTTCCACCAACACCAGCGTTCTTAACACCTCGTTTTGGTTCGTAATTAAATCGACCAATTTTTCTCAATCCAAAAGATTTTTGAAAATCGGCTTGAAGTTCTCGTTCTTCTCGTTCAACTTCCAATTCTCCAGTTGCTAAACCTCCAACTACACTGAATCGATCTTCCTGATATCTTGGAGCATTTAAACTGAAACTTGCATATGCCGTCGAATACTTAAAAAAGTTTAATATAAAATCCTGTGCATGTATAGATGAAACCAGTAACAATCCCAATATACATTTTTTAAACATTTGTTTTCTCCAGTTAAACTAATCGTCAGCGTGTTCTAACAATTTCGTGTCATCTTCCGCATTATTGAACCAAAAATCAATTACCTTTGCAAATGATCCAACAAATCCACCCAACATTAATAGTAAAATTTCTTTCCAACCTCCTTGAACATCAACACCATTACTCATAAAGTAAATCATAAGTGCTAATATAATAGAAAACAATGAAACAACAGCAATACTAATATACCACTTTCTTGCTTGTCTAAATTTAATAATACCAAGTAAATCTAAATTAATTTCGTGTTTCCTGTCCGCAGTTGAAGACTCTTCTTTCATTTGCGATACTGTTTTTTCTATAGCCATAATAATATTCCTCGTTTGATATAAATACTACACATCGAATCTAACCATGAAACTCAATTGCAAATCTGGATCATTTCTAACCGGTCTAGATGTTTTTGCCACGGCCAACAAATCTCCATGATCGTTGTATAGCCCCACCGTTGTAACGTACGGAGCAAAAAATGAATGTGTTGTAAAATTTTCTGTTTGAGTAGTAGCCGTATATCCATTCGAACCATAAGATGACTCAGCTGGAGAATTCATTACTTCTCGTAAATCATCAGCATTCATACCAGCCGGAATAGTTTGACTTCCACTTCTTTCAAGTGAAACACTTATATTTGTACTGTTATTAAACTGTCCTTCTTTTACGTTGCAAAGATATTCATGTTCGTATACAGTTTTAGTAGCATCAAACTTTAAAGTCCAACCGGTTACCCCCTCTCCCCGACCAATATCGGTATAGTAACTTCCAGTGTGCGTGAACATTAATAAACCATAATCGTATGAAACCACTCCTAATGATGATCCGGATCCTTGAGCCGTTAAACTTGCACTCATAAAATTTGATTCGTATGCAGCATCATATAGGTTACCGTATCCATCATCGTTAATCGTAATACCAGCACCACTAGAATAATCCTTTAATTCTATAGAACCAGTACGGATTCTTTCCCCAAATAATTTTTGAGGAATACTAATAACATTGGCTTTATCGTGTAACTCCCTAAGTTTTAATACTTGCCAATGATAATAACCCGCGTTTACAGTCTCAGTGGGACTGGGTTTTCCATGACCAAACGGTAAAAAATTACTATCTAAAACGTGTTGGGGCTGTGGGTTTTCCGCGCTGATCCTATTCGGATAGCGTTGAAATTCAAAGAAATTTAATTTTAATTGTCTGTATAACGGTAATTTGAATACTTTAAATGTAGTTCCTTCAGTAATAACTGTATTATAAGCTGCTGAACTTGTAGCAAACGCAGGATTTCCAGTCAAACTACCAGAAATAGCATCAAGAGCTTGCACTCCAAGTCTAGTGGCACTATCAGTTCCTGCATAATAATTAACAGTAAATCTTTTGTGTACTTTATATGGAGTGACAGTTCTATCTTCGCTGGTTATTTGGCTAAACATAGCAAATCCTATTATTTATTAATAAATATTTCATAACCGAGTTTAGCTTAGCAGATATCACTGCTGAAATAAAGTTGTTAGAAATCCAACCGTACTTTAATAAGTGCTTCTCTTGATGTAGATTTTAAAACAGGTCTTGAAAGTTTTGCCACGGCTAACAGTTCGTTAGAATCATTGTATAATCCTACGGTCGTAATATACGATTTAGGATCAGTTTTAAACGATGGAATAGTTAAATCCGCATTTGATCCAGAAAAATACGTTGGATTTTGACTGTGATTGTACTTTCCATGTTTTACTCTACAAAAATAATGAGTAGACTTTATCTGCTCTTCCCTTCTTGCTGAAAAATACGCTCCACCCTTAACTGCATCGAAAAATTTAGCAGAATTATCAGCATCTGCATTAGCAGCAACAGAATAACCAGCTACGAATGTAGCACCTCCTAATTCATCTGCATCTAGAATTAAAAGTCCAGATTCCGGATAAAATTTACCATAATGTTTTGTACCGCTCGTAGGTTCTACAGCCGTACCAGATGCAATAGATCCTGAAATAATAGCAAATTCTCTAACCGTAGCTTTAACATTTGGATCTGAAGTTGCTCCGCTATCATCAATAAGTTTTATAATGCTAGCATCAGAACCAGATAAATGAAGTTCCCAGTTACCCGGATCCATCTTTTCCTTAAGTCTAGATCTGTTAATTGATATTGCGTATATTGAATTGGAAGCCGATGCGTTATTTGGTGCATAACTAAACGAAGCTTCATTTTGTGTTAATAGTAAATTCTTTAATTGTGCGTATACGGCTTTAGAAGCCTTATAATCGTTATCTCCAGATAGAGAACCCAATCCAGTCTTGTGACCGTACGTAACTGAAGCTTGTACTGATGCTGTCGCATTCGTACCAACTACTCCATTGTAAACATCGTAGTAGTGTTCTCCAGTACTTCCACTTTGTGTAGAAGACGTGTAAAAGGAGGTTAATGTTCCAGCTCCACCGGACCACATCCCGGACGATACAACGTTTACCTGTCCAGGTATAACATCGTCGTCATCAAATCTTGAAAAAATTCCTTCTTGTGTTGGCATAATAATTAACTCCTATTCACTAATAAATATTAATCAACTCGTTTTTTGTGCAACTAGTTTAAGGCCTAGGGGAAACTGTTACACTTATAGTCTTAGTCGCGCCAGAACTTACGCCCGTTACCCTAAGTGTCATCTGTTTTGTTTCCACAACATTCTTTGCCACTAAACTAATTTGTCTTCCTGTTAATGTTCTTGTTTGTGTATCTTTATTCTGTCCCATGGTACTCTAATTTCCTTATTCAACTACCAAATGAACAATTTTTGGTATTGCTTTACTCAATGATTTACGCAGTTGTATCCTATCCTGTTTAGCATTTATACTAGCAATTGTAGCATTAGTTCTTTGCATACGACCGTCTTTCGTCTCATAATCTATAAACACGCTCATGTTTGCTCTTAAAATACCCATTTTAACACCCTCACTGATTGCTCCTCTACTCATATCAAGTTCTGCCAAAACATCTCCACCCTTTTGAACTGTTAATGGTACAGCAAGTTGTACATCTTTCCCTTCTTTACCTTCTTCCTTTTTCTCTTCTTGTTTTTTCTCTTCTTCTTTCTTTTCCTCTTCCGTTGTTATAACAAGAAGTTGAATAAATCCACTCCCGTTAACTACAAATTCAATACCAGGATGCCCAGGATAAATCGCGTACGGACTCGTAAGTTTTTTTGCTACTTTTCCCTGATACGTGTTAAAATACACTTCACCTTCAGCGTGAACAGCTACAATATGTGTCGGTTGTTCTGGATCTCCTGCAAATGCAATATAGTGAGTGGAATCGGTTGCAAACATACTAGTAATTCTAGCTGACGGACCGGTCGGCTTAGCTGGCGAACTATCTATCTTCATCTCTAACATGTCCTTTTTAGCCAGTGATCCTCCAGATTTCGCGTAAATTTGTTCTATTATAACTTGATGTTCAGTAGTCTTTTTCTGCTCCGCATAATTTCCAACAATAAAATCTATATCTAAATCACTTCCAACTAATTCAAATATGTAATCCTCACTAGTTTGTCCAGCTGGTAAGTTCACCGTTCCAGGTTCTATCAGAGCGTAATCATTAGTACCAACTAACGAAATAGTAGTTGGTAAACCCGCAGATATTTCTGGAGTTCTATTACTATCGACCGGTCTAGTTGTTAACTTATATCGTAACGCTTCCGAACCCCTGGTAAATGCTTCCAGTAACGGCATATTCTCAATAGCTATCCCGTAATAATTTGGACCATTTGTATTGGCTTCATTGTATAGCGAATAATCTATGTCATCGTCTCCCAATGCAAACTTAGTTATAGTAAAAGAATTAGTAGAGAGTTTTTCTCTCCCCTTATCCGTTATAACTGCATCAACTATAAGAGATGTTTTATCTAGAAATGCCATTGGCGATTTCCTGGTTTATTATGATTCGTCTTGATATGCTACACTCAGTGTAGTAGCATAAGTTGCTCCGTATGTTAATCCAGTGACAATTATTGTCGTAGCTGGATTAGCTTCTCCCGTAGCAGGCTGACTTATGGCTTTTGCGGTAACAGTACAGCTATTACCGTAAACAGTTTGACTAATATTTTGAGTAGATTGTGTGTAGTTTATAGCTCCTTGACCAGTAGCACCACCATCATTATTGGGTGATGTTAAAAATGCAATGGAAGAATTTAGTAAAGTAAATGAATAACCATCTGGATCTATAGTACCATCATTAGGAACATTTGTAGTAGCTGGTGTAATTGTTTGTGAGTTAACTGCACTTCCGTTTGAACTCCAATCAACAACATACGTTGAATTAATTCCCGTTAAAGTAGACATTTTTCTAGTTCCAACGGCTCTAGATACTAATTTATATCGCATGATAGTGTTTGTATCTGGTGTCGGTTCTAACAGCGGTAAAGCTTCAATTACTGTACCGTAATAATCCGTGCCATTTGGATGACTAACATCCCACAAAGAATAATCTACTTCATCATCAGCCAAAGCAAACTTTGTAATCTGAAATTCATTTTGTCCACGACTTAACAGTTCACGACCTTTCTTTGTTAAGATTGCGTCTAAAACAGTAGTTGCGTTATTAAGGTATCCCATTATTATATTCTCCGAATTTATGTACAGAACATGTTTGTTATAAATATTGCCGTACTGGTTTTATTCTCCACTTAAATCTGTATCTACGTAAGAATCACCCGTAGTAGTTGATGTTACAACATACGGATTGGTTTCTGTAATTTCAACTGCAATATTGTTACCAAACGGTACTGTTGAACCGTCTTCTTTACACCCTTCGTATGCCAATCTAAACAGTGCAGTATGACTATCATACACTGATTCGTACTCACTACGTTGCAATGATGAAGAATGTGCATTATACAAAGATGCGCTCAAAGCAGACGAATAAAATAACACCGTCTCTTCATTATGACGAGACATTCTCGATCCAGTTATATTTGGTGGAAGAACCTCAAAAAAGATATTATCACCCCCGTATGTAGAAACACTAGCTGTTGTGTAATCTCTATCTTCAAAATCAATATTAATATCTCCGAATGATCTCAAAGAACCACCACCATATTGAAAACCAGAAGACGATACGGTTTCGTAATCAATTCTATCGGAAACAAGTTTTTCATTAACACTTGAAGTTACTGCAGTTCTAAGTAGAACATTACTTCCGCTTACATCAAAAACAAAATCAGAAAGCGTACCAGACTTAAATTCTTTAGATCCACTCACCCGAATATTTGCATACTGATCCATTTGAATTTGCTTTTCTAACTCGTTAGACGCAGTCGCCGACGTTTCGAATCCGGATTTTAAAATTCCCCTAGAATATTCCCTAGATGAAGACGGCTTTGCAAGAACAGTTAGATCATACAATGCCTCTTTTCTTAAATCTTCTACTGTTGGTGGTGCGCCTATTACTACCTTTGATCTTTCTAAAATAGTTGGCTCTATCAATAAACCTAAGTTTTTCTTAGCTCTACCAGGAGATAATTTTCTAAGATGATCGAACAAACTTAAATCATAATATTTTATTAATTTAATATAATCCCAAAAACCCTGCGTAGTAGTCCACTTTTGCCAATACGTATCGGCTATTCTATTGAATCGACCATATACGTATGAATCTTCATAAATATCTCTTGGATCACCCAGATAAGATCCGTAATCTAAATCTGCTACCGATAAAATAATATCTTCATTTATAACATCAGATGGGGCAAAAAATATTCCCAACTTAGCCGAATCGTTAGACGCTAAATCGTAGGAACTAACTTCTACTCTCTCATTCGGACTTAATGTTGCAGCAGCTCCGTCTGGAGTTTTTAAAACTGAATTTTCAATTCTAATCTTATTTGATTTTTTACCTATTCCAATATTTGGTACAAATGCTTTTTGTCTATCTAACACATTACTAAAATTAATTTCATTATCAAATCCCGATGCCGAAGCAAACAACTGACCGTCTGTTAAAGAATAATCCCGTATTCCGTATGGATTTTGACTAGAATGTAAATTTAAATAATCATCCATAGAAAATCTTAAACTCAAATCATAATATGAAGAACTTGGATTGTTTCCATTAACTGCTTTAGGAGCAGCAACATGATTGTAAAAAGCGGACTCAGATAGCGGAGTTCCCCAATATCTCCATTCCATCATCGATCCAGAAAACTGTTGACCTTTACTGGCATCATCAAACTTTCCACCAATGTACCATGCATTATCTCCAGCTACACTACTCGTTACATTCCAATGTTGTAATAATCCACTACCTGCACTTCCAGAAATATCCATACTAGCAGACGCTCTAACAATTACATCATCTATTCCTGAATCATAATATCCTAAAAACATATCAAAACTTTGGGTAGTAGGATTATAATTGCTTGTAATACTCTGATCGGCGTAACTACTTGATATTGATGCAGTTCTTCGTTTAACCATTACTGACCAGAATTCACCGTTATAAACAGGTTGATTTGATATCGTTGCTGTTTGATTCGTACTTCCACTGAGAACGAACTTTACATCTCCCCTACTATCAACTCCGGCAACATTTGTAAGATAAACTGCGGCTTCAATTTTATTATTAGAATCTATTTTAGTTGCAAGTAATTGATCAACTTCCTGTTTAGATTTAAATCTAAATTCTAAAGTATCAGGAGATCTTTCAAAACTCGTATCATACCACGGAGCTTTAATGTATTGAGATCCATGAAAATCTACAGCTTTAGTAAATCGCTGTTTTATTTCAAAATCCGGAGCTCCAGAAATTTTAGGTCCACCGTATTCTTGTATCCTAAGTATAGACGTTGGAATACCGTAAGCAGCAATCAATGCTTTCAATGACTGTTTAGTTCCCTTTGATTTTAACATGTACGGCATTGTTGCTAAAATTCTATTCCATATTTCTCGTGTAACATCTTTCTGGGATCTTTTAGTAAATCTGATATTATAAATGTTAGTATTAGATCCAGATTCTTGTAATCCTAAATGATATTGGGGTAATCTAACCAGATCTCTTCCCTCTTTCAGATCAAAACCCAATGATTTTGCAACTGGTTCTACTAATGCTTGCGAAATACCCTTAGTAACATCTTCAGATCTATCGTGTATATCTGATAATGCCTTTATATGAGTCCATATATTATCATAATGATGACCCATCATATCCATAAAAAGAACAAATTCATTATTTTCTTGATCATACGTTATGTGTTCCGGTAATAAATTTACAAGTCTATTAACATTTCTCCTGTCATAAATTGAAGCAGTAACAATTTGATTATCAAACCATGTAATAAATGCCGAACTAGTAACTGATTCGTTAACATACGGATTAATAAGAGTTCCAGCTCCTGAATATTTGGGAGATGCATTAGAATAAAATTCTCCATTGGAACTAGTCACGTATGACGAACTTTTAAAATACATGTAGTTTTCAAAATCATCAAATTCATTTATAGTCTGACGTTTAGACATTTCCCATTTGGCAATATCTACAGATGATGCACTAACATCAGATCCGGTGGCACTACCCAAATATCCAGAACCAGTTAATAGATTTCCGCTTAAAGATGCACTATTATTAGTATACGTCTCAATTAAACTCAATTTATATTTGAAATTTTTAATTCTTTTTTCTGCAGAACCAAAATGTATAAAATTTGAAAATTGATTATAATCTACATTTATAGTTACATCTTCCAAACTTCCACTAAGAACTTTATCTTCAAGTTGTTCTCTAACAGCTACACCGGCTCCTACCAAATCAGTGTGAGAAAGATATGATGTTTCACGATCTCGTATTGGTGAATCTAAATCGTCGAACTTGGGCAATCTTAAAACGGTATCTGGAATTTTTTCGTCTATAAACGGAACTAAATTAATCGTTTCTTTCAACGATGGAGTAACCTCATTGGCTATATAAACCATATCTAACTTTTCAAGATCCGGATCTAGTGGTTCTAATAGTTTGTACGCTATACTTCCAGGATACTCTTGAGTGTTAACGGGTTTGAAATTCGTTATTAGTGATTTAGTATCATCACCCGTTATAAGATACGTGTATAAATTATCAGGATCTTTTAACAAATATCGGATAAAATAAGTTTCGAATGGATCAGCTATACTAATAGCATCTTCTCCAGTCATAACGGCTCCTATCTCATCACCAAACTCTTGATAAGATTTTTCTACGTATACCTTCTTTGCTTGAGGATCATCGTTTATTACGTCTAAAATTTTTCCTTCAAATCGTACATTAATATCTTCAGAACCAGATGGAATAGAAATATAATCAACAGAAAATCCATTATCAAATTCACTGTACTTATTCACCCGAAAATTAGACAGTACACTTCCTTGTGAAGTTGCAGCTTCATCATACGTTTGAGTAACTCTTACAGTATTGCTATCTACAACGTCCTCTATCATTAATTCTAATGGAGCCAGTACGGCCGTATCATCTATTCTTACCCGTAGATCGGATGTCATTATCACATCCAATTTAACCTGATCCACATATAAAGTTCCAAAGTCACCGTAATGACCGTATACGTAAATCCAAAATGGATCTAGTAAGCTCCACTGTTCCGGAACTACAACTTCAAATGCAGCAGACTCCCACTCGTTATAATCTTGACACTGAATGTACCGACGAGCTTGGGGTCCTGAATCTAAAGATTCCAATCTCCACGTCGCAATTTTAACAACTACAGAACCATCATCTCCAGGTTCTGCATTAAATCCTGGAACCACACTCCATGCCTCACCGAGCCACTCGAACACCTCGTCGGCGGATATGTTTTTTCCAGGTATTTCTAGTTCTGTTCTAGATGGGAAATCCTGTCTTGGAATTAACTTTCCTTCGCTATTTAGGCTTCTAAAAATTCCACCGCCTCCCACATAGTTCGATATCCAATCGTTACCGTCCCACGTCCAGCCAAATGCACTCGAGTCTATATCCTCTCTTACACCCATAATCACTTTACTAATTTTTCCAGGAGATTGAGCTCCAACCGCTAGATTTATCGATGCACCCGTGTACTCCCATATATTAGCGCTTTCATTGTATTCAAAATCTACTGGAGGATCCTTTTTATTTCCAGAAGCGCCGGATTCCCAGTTTGGCTCCCAAGTACGAGTACTCATTTTTCCAGAACCAAGAGGATTTCTTGTTTCCTTGATGTACCAATATCCACCATCAGACCTAGCTCCCGTTTCTTTTATACCAAAACTACTCGGTTTAGGGTCTGGATATTCATCTGATGTAGGACCCGTGTAATAATTCAGATCCACTCCTAAATCTTTGGGGTTTAAACCTGGTTTAACATTAGCCTCGTTATCTGGATCAAAATAATCGTTGGCAGTGTTAAACGAACTCCCTCCATTGAATGGGTCGGCCATGTCAGACATTCGTGCATCTTCGGCTTCTACGTCTGTATCGGTTACAATCGGAGCTGCCGGTGGGGTATACTCTTCTAAAAAATAATGACGAAGACCAACGCTAGCGCCCTTTCTTCCACCGTTGGCGTAATCTAATGGAGCCGATTTTTGCATCCAACTAACTCTTATTGTATCTCCGGGCTTAACTCCCCACGAAGCTAATGATCCCATAGCACTAGTTCCATCGGCATCAGAAGAAGCCATCCACATTCCCCGATGTTTCCACCAGTTTTGTAACGGATAGTTTCCATCTATTCTTGGATCTGCATTGTTGTTTTTTACGTAATATCCATTATTGGGATCCGACCATGCTTCCACTGCATTTTCCCGCATTGGTTCAATAATAAAATCTTGATGATTCAAATCGGGAAAGTACATGGCTACTCCACCGTCTACGCCCTTTCCACTTCTCCAATGACAATGGTAACCATGATTTACTGTTCCAGAATGACTGTACCTTTGATCTGCATTCCAACTGTGATAACCATCTTGCCACATTTCTTTCCCGCCTGGCGTAGTTACTTTTATAGCTTGACCATGTAGTGCTGAATCCCACGAGTGTTGCAATCCTCCAGGTTGACCTTCAGGACCATCGGCCTCTTGAAGATCCCACGTGTAAATGTTTTCTAACTCTGCATCGGAATAAGAAGCTGCTTGAGATAAATCATCAATAGCTATTGCATCTGTTACTTTCAATACACCACCAATCATTCTTTCATTAAACCTTTCTTCACCGTCTGCAAAGTTACACGATATCAGCTGACCGTCCGGATCATTAAATTTTAGTATGTTGTTAATTGCTACTTCTGTCGTTTCCTCGTGTTGCAAAGTTGTATTTCGTTTAAATTTTGTAACTGTCGATCCCAGTTCTAACTGACATCCAGCTGCCAAATAATATTCACCCATAGAAGAAGCCGAAGTAGGATCAATTCCGGCCGGCCTAGCATCCCACAGTATACGAATTTGAATCTTATTGTCACTAGTATTGATTAAGTAGAACGTAAGAACCAATCGTTGCCATTCACCAGTTGCAAATTCTATTGGACTATACTTAGTATTTCCGGTAATACCCCATGCTCCGGAATGAGCCATTAATCTAATTTTACTTCCATCCGGAGCTTTAACCCATACACTTGCCGTCATGGTCAATCCTTCGATATCCATAGATAACTGGTGTCCAGCTGCAACGAACCCGTTGTTAACGTTGATCATGGTACCAATAGTTCTACCCACTTCTTCCAAATACCCACTAGCAACATTAACAGGATTAGCAAGTATTACTTTAACCGCTAATTGCCCAGCTGGACTAGATTCTTCTACAGATTCTATTCTCATGGCTCTATTGTTTGGTGCAGAATTACTAGATACAACACCGTTAGCATTGGGCCAAACTCCGTGAGTAGTCCACCCGTATAGACTATCTAAGGTTTTATCCCCCATTAAATTGGGTCTTTGAATTTCTATTTCAACATCGGGTTCAACTTCTAAAAGTTCTCTTTCTTCAGGAATAATTCTCTTACCTGCAAAGTAAGCATTATTAATTCTTATAGTTCCATTAACAAAAGAACTAGGTAAATCTTCCTCTGTATTGAAAAGTAAATATTGAGACTCTGCATTATCAAACTGAACGGTCATTCCCTCAGGTGGAAACCAATTCAAACAATTAAAGGCAGCTAATCTAAAACCTTCCAAATAATCTTCATCATTTATGTACGCAGGAGAAATAATAAGTTCAGTTCTATCCGAAGAAATATCCTGTATTATAAACTTGTTTTCTTTTACATATAATTTAGCACCACTTACTGTATTAGAATCAGCATGATCTTCTGATGCATAAACATAACCGTCTTCTTGATCGGTTTCAAACGAACCTTTATAAATCTTTTCATCTTTATTAACCAATAATGGAAATGGACTACCAGCTTGTACCCTTAGAAAATCAAATGTTACTTGAAATCGACCTCGACGAAACCCCAACCCCCGTAAAATATCTCCTGGATTTATAGCTACAACAGCCGGTTGTTCCGGTATATCAGATCCAATAAACGATTGAATCTGTTCGTGAGTTAAATAACTAGTAGCTATTAATCCACCACTGTTGCCGTAAACATTTACTTTGATTATATCATTTGGATTTACGCCGTAAGGTAAATCAGGCCACTTAAACGAATCGTAACTAGCACCCGAGAATTGGGGGTAAAAAGCAGTATCCCTAAATGTAGTATAATCTCTTCCATCTGGTAGAGTAATTAAATCATACAACTTATCTGGGATTGCCCTAGTCCGTCTTGTTTTTTGATTAGGCATTAGAATTCCTTAAATTGTCTATCTAATATATCCTTGGTTGCAGCATTTGTTCTATATCGTCTTTGATAAATCCAAATCCGTAAAGACTGTGTCTGCGAATCGTGGGAATTTCCAGTCTGAGGATCTTCATACAGTTGAATTACATCCTCTTTATCCCTCAATGAATCCCAATACTGACCTCCTCGATTAGACCACTTATCCCGTGTGCTTATAAATTCTTGAGTGTATGCGATCTCATCCCTAGTTTTTAAGGAAGTATAATGTTCATTACTTAGTAATTCTTGTTCGTCGTACGGCATTATCTTACCACCTTAAATGAATCATCGTTGTCATAAAAATTAACAATCTTATTAACGCCACTACCGGTTTCAACACGAAATAGTATTTTATAAAATCTTTCTGGTTCCAAGCCCTGTGTTCTAAGTGTAAAATAATTACCGGACGTATCACAACTTAATTTTGATCCGCTGCCAAATGGAATAATGGTATCTGCAGTTTTAGAATCCACAACAGAATAACAAGAAGATGCACTTGGCATATATTTTACATCTCTATAAACAGATGAAGTAGCAAACGTTCTTCCAGGAAATTGTTCTCTACCCTTAATCCGGATTTTAGATAAACTTCCTAACTTGTATTCAGGTCTAAAGTTTTCCATGTAAACTGCTAACTTATCAAGATTATCCGAAGTCAAAGGAGACAGAGAACCCGTAGTCCATACGGTATCATCCCAAACAACTTCTAATCTTGGTCTGAATACTGTGTGCGTATCAGACGAGAAAAACTTAAACATACCAACTTTATCAAGATTAGTTTCATCATCGGAAGATCGTCTTATTAAAAATCCTTCATTATCAATTCCACCACTTATCCAATTATTAACGATAGACGTAACGTTCATTCTCATATCCGTGGGTTCGTCTTTATTAAACGACTGAGAAGCCGTGTCTAACGATCCACTAAAATACGTAGCACCCCAGTGAATAGTACTTGCATTCCACTCGGATGATGTTACTTCTGTTCTGTATCTCCAACTTACACCGTTTGTAGTATTTGGAAGATCGCTCTTCTTACCATCTCCTTCTGACCAACTTTGAGATATCGCATAAGCATACAATGTTTGATCCCTATTTAAAGAAACAGAACCCGCATCATACAAATTTAAATAGTATGTTGTTCCAGCTGGAAATGTTCCATCTGCTACAGACTGTGATATAACAGTAGTCGGAAAAGATATTACAGTTCTAGATGTTGAACCGATAGCTACATCGCTATTGGCTTTAAACGCTTTTCCAACTTCAAGAATTTCGTCCATTCCGGTATTCTTAGCACTAGCTGTATCGTATACATCGGAACCCATTTCGAGTGTAGCATCCTTATCGGCAAAAACAAAATAATGAGCCATTAATAATCTCCCAATACCTTACCAATAATATCTGCATCTGGAAACTTTACTTCAAATATAGCCGGATCTAATGATGGATAAACAATTCCATTTTTTGTAGCGGCTTGAATATCGTAAATATTTCCAGAATATCCGTTGGCTACCTTAAATTTATTTTCAATTACAACTATCTGCTGATTAGGATTGTTGTTAACAGGCGGTATTACATTGTTTATTCCTTCCACCAATGATATTTCATACGCAATATCAGCTAATATTATTGGCTGATTAATTTGCCACTTATCAACATCAAAATAATCTTTAACTTTTTGTATACACTTTAATATCAATTCTTGTTTATTGTAACCCTTCTTAGCATACAATGCAAAGCGAACTCCAATATTAATAATATACCCGTCTTTAATATTAACTGCATCCGTTAAAATTCTGTAAGGACCCAAATACGTTTGAACATTCTTTTTGGTTGCTTGATTAACTTTAACCAACTTTTTATCATGATCGTATCCAAGTACATGAAAATTTAATGCTAACGGATTAGGCATTCTAGTTTGTAAAGCACTAAGAGGAATTTCTCCACCCGCATCTAAAACAGTATCAATCGTTATCATTTCTTCTTGAATCACACCTTCTCCCGTATTAAGCTGATCATCCTGTGTAATATAAATCTTTTGAACGTTACCATACTTCGCCGGAAGATTGTAAATTCTAGTTGCATAATCCTCCTTTGATACAGCTCTGTTTTGAGCTTGAAAATATTGTCTAGTATTTTCTTTAACTTCGTTAAGCGTTTCTTCTCCTCTTCCACCAGTAGCTGGAACAGGATTATTAAATGCAATCGATAATTCGCTATCAGATAACAAACCAGTATCTAATCCTGAAGAATTGATTGATAAGTTCAAAGACCGTTTACTCGTTATAGAATTAGCAGGAACGTTTGATTCTACTCCACCTCCATAAGAATACTCAACGGTTAATGATGTATTAGAGGGTGCTTTACCGTAAACGGCCGTGTTTAAAAAATTTGCTGGATCCAATGCACTATTGGAATTTAAAAAATTAGTATTTGAGAAATTATTTCCAACTGTTGCTGGATTTGGTATTATTTCTTCATCGGCTCCTGACGCCGTTCCAGATCCAAATCTAAGTTGTAATTTACCATCAACGGTTACACGAGTTTTAAATCTATTTTGAGTTCTAGTTACTTTCATAATATACGGAGTAGTATCATTATACGCAGCTAAATTTGGATCGAACTCAGCCGTATTTGGTACACTATCGTATATCAAATCTTGTGCTAATGATTCTACTTCGTACCATTTATTACCATCACCATCCGTAACAGAAATAACTTCCAAAACATTTTTATTTCCAAGAGTAACCATATCATAAGATACAGCTTGTCCAAAAGTAAATATTTCCGTTTCAATTGTTCCGCTAACAGCTTTGACTTGTTTTTTAAGAAGATACTTTGATGGAATATTATCATCATCAATTTCATAAATAGATACAGTTGTAGGATCCATAGAACTTGAATGTTGAAAATTTACTTCGTCTAAAGTTCTAAATGTTTTCCCATACTGAGAACTTTCTACTCTTGAACCTTCTTTAATCCTATATCCGTAATCATAATTAGGAGTCACAGAATCTCCAACAACGCTTGCTGGAACAGTTTGAAAAACATCTAAAGTAGCCGTAGATGGAGTAGACATAGTAGGTTTGTAGCCATAAGACTGAGCTATATCAAATATTGTTTTTCTTTCTTCGGCATACACCAATAATGATTCTCTAAACTGTTCATCCAAATAAAATGACAGTACATCTCCAACGTAAGATGCCATTTCAATAAACATCATTCCTGGAGATGCTTCATTAAAATCCGCATACGATTGAGGAAAATAAGTTTTTGCATACTCAACCAAATCAGACTTAAACCCAGTAAAATTCTTGTTTAAGTAATTTACTTGCTTTGGTTTTACCTTTGTACTTGCCACGTTATATAGCCCTTCTTAAATTTAACGTTAACGATTCTGTAGCATTCGGATCCGTGATTATAGAAAACCCAACAGAAATATTAACTGTGTTCGTATCGGGAGATGCCTTCACTATCAAATTGTTTATCAATACATGTGGAAGCCATATAGCAACGGACTCCTTAATTGAATCTTCTAACTTCTTCGTAAATCCAACATCAAAATTTTCAAATAATATATTATAAATATTGCTTCCAAACGTTGGTTGTCCAAGTCTTTCACCCTTTACTGTTAAAAGTAAGTTTTTCATATTACTTAAAGTCTGTTCTATTAGCGTAGATGATTGTTTAAAAAATCCCCCCTGTCCAGAACGAATAGGCAATACAACCCCTATCTTAGAATCTGGATCAGAATCTCTAAGTCTAGTAGATGATGTTCTTGGATTGTTTAGTGCCATTATTTAATAGTACCTCCGCCTTGAGATAACGATGCTGCCAGTGAATTGTTCATTGGCTGAAACGTAGCCCCAATTTCTAAAGCACGTGCTCTTGTAGTTAAATACCGTTGACCTGCATTTGTTACCGCAATACCTATTTCCAGCTTATCCTGCAACGCCGCAACTAAACTTAATTGTTCCGATTGAGTTTTACTTCCGGTAAATACATCTACTAACATATCCATTAACGGTTTAAACGAATCTAATTCAAACGGAGGAATTGATCCTGCTCCTCCTGGTCCACCCATTTGAACTTCGGCAGCTTGAACATAATCGTGAAAAGCTGCAGCCTCTTCTCTAGCTTTCTCCACATTCTGTTTCATTTCTTGAATTTTAGGTTTTGTCTTAAGAAACTTGTTCTTAGCGGTTTCTTTATTTTTTAAATTCGCAAGATTCTGTATCAATCTATTTAGTTCTAGTGCCACGTGTTTCCTCTACTTTGTCAATGACTTCTTTATAATGTCCGCTCATGGCCTTCTTCATAAAATTAGGCATATCAGCCTGAGACCCTATGTTTCCAATTGGAGCTTTTCCAGTTTGTTGAAAAAATTTCTCTTGAGTATCCGTAACACCACCAGTCATTGTTGGATAGGGTTCCATTCCGGTATCTCCTTGAATTCCACCCTTAGTTTCATTTAAAATCTTGTTTAAAACAGGATCATCAGCATACTTTACTGCCTCATGATGTCCATCTGGACCCTGATACCAATCTGCATCATCTGCTGGTTCTTCATGCTGTTCATTTTCAATTTGATTAAGTTGATTTTTTACTTCTTCCTTAATCATCTTTTTTATTACACTCTTTAGAGCATTCATTGTAGACTGTTTCATTTTGTTACCTCTGTTTATATTATATACTAGCCAAATGATCTTGTTTTTGATATATCATCTAATGCTGTCATACATTGGCTTAAATCTAGTATTTGAGAATCTATTAACGCATTTAATTCTTCTTCTGATAGTATAGCATTATCAGATTCACCGGTTGCACCATTTGCTCCAGTTTGAAAACCGCTTCCATCACCAGTATCTGGAATAGTAAACGGTGCCTCGTATATTGAACCGTCCGGACCTACAGCAGAACCATCAGATATGTAATCTCCTGCATTTAAATCCGTTCCAGGTTTCATGTATGCTAAATCTCTATCGTCGTCATCTAATCCCAAACCTAAATCTCCAAGACCCAAGTCCCCACCTAATTGACCGCCTGATCCTGCATCTCCTAAATCTCCCAATCGTCTATCTACGTAAACTCCACCAACTGCTTCACACTGTTCTTGACTAAGTCCAGCTTCTGCACCTCGTTGAGCCATACACTGAGCTAAAAGTTTCTGCAATAAAGCTATTAACTGAGGAATTAATTTACTAGTATCTGTTAAGTTTTTAGCTGCTTGTTCTAACATATCTACTAATCCATTCACTATCTGAAGTAAGAATAAGAACGCTTCTACTAATCTAATCGGTGCAAATATCCACTTAATAAATTTAATAGCTTTCTTAATCTTTTTTAAAATTTTAGAAATTTGTTTAAATATTTTTTCTATCTTTCTTATGGTTTGTTGAACCTTTTGTAAAAGCGCTATCAGCGCACTTACATCAGGAACATACTGACACACTTTTTCTGGATCTAACTCGACCAACGAAACTAAATTCTGAGTCTTAGCTAAAAACTTAGACTGTAATGCTGATAGCTCGTTTATTTTTTCTTGAACTTTAACCCACCACGAAAAATCCAATCCTGGAATTTCTAAATCCAAATCTATATCTGCTAATAGATCGTCTAAAAAGCTACTACCTGCTGGTTTCCCAGCTAGTTCTTGTAAACTACAGTACGCTTCGTCATCGGTCGCTCCTCCTGGAGAAACTACAGCACCTTCATCGCCAACAGAATATCCATCTCCATCTATAGATAATGGAGCCTCTAATTGTTCTCCATTTGGACCTACGACCCGTCCGTTTACAACCAAATCCCCCTCTTTCAAATTAGTTCCAGGAGCAAAAGACCTAGCTTCTCCCCCATAACCAGAATGAATTACTTCTGCACCATTTGGTCCAGCTTCAAATCCACCTTCAGTAACAAAATCGCCGGGTCCTAAAACTGAATTTCTATTAAACAAATCAACCATTGATGGATCTAACCCGTAAATGTCGGCTGCAACTTGATCCTTCAAAAGTTCAGCATCTGTTTGTGCAGAACCTTCACCGGTACCACTCTTTATTGCAGATCCATCAGTTATCTGATCTCCTAATAAAAGATCTGAGCCGGCTGGTAAAAATCTTTTTGCAGATGTTATATGCTTACAGTATAATTCGGCCACGTTACAAATCCTGTTTAGCAATCCTAGAAATTGCTACATTCGCACTTAATAATTTATTTTTTAAAGTTTTACCCTTACCAGCAGATTGTTCTTGACACCAAGTTGAAAGACCAGTACCGCCACCCATCACTTTAGGAATAGGAACCGCAATACCTAAATTTCCAATACCTGTTGCACCCGCACACTGATTTCCAAATTTTACCAACTGATCACACAGCTGAGTAAGGAACTCTACTAAATTTTCACCCAAAACTGCATGTTGTAAATTTGTATTATCTCCATCTGGAGAGAGTTGTCCCTTTAATGGTATTCCAACATCTCCAATGGTTACATTTGATCCTACTAAATTTGCATTATTTTTAGATACAAAATTAAATCTGTTTGCAGAATAAATATTGACGTCACCGTCCTTAGAATTAAAGGTCAAACTATCAGAATCAACTAAAACCTGAGCGCCAGTAAATTCCTTTGGTGTCACTTCAGCTCCTGCATTAGGAACTACATTTAAACTAACTGTTTCATTTCTAGTTAAATAAATAGATGCTTGATCTTCATTTGGATTTTCTTCTAATGGTAGATTAGTATTTTCCCCTTCAGTTTCATTTTCAGCTATTCTAATTTTTATTACCGAATCCTCTTTAGAACCACCAGTTTTACCAATTCTAATAGATTGATCATTTCTACCGTTTACGGCCCAATCACCTGGAAACTGTTTAACCGGTCTTGGATAATCTGTTATTTGATAACCCCCGGCATCTGCTCCAAAAAAAGCAGAAGCTTCCGCTTCAAAATTTGATTTCCCCTTGGTTGGAAGTTCAGTCATACCCACTCTTAAATTGTGATTAACTGAATTCAAAACATTTATTGGAGAATAATAAAATGTTTGAGCACCATAATTTACTATAGCCACCATTTCGCCTGTAATAGGATAAGATTTTATGTTCGCGTCTAGTGGATAAATCCAACCGGGTCCTCCAACTGGTAAAATAGGAAACGGTACAGATGGTGTAACTTTAATACACCCTACATACAGAGGAGATATTTTAATTTTATTGGGTTCATCGCCCAAATCATCATCATTATAGATAACTACATCGACTTCAGCTAAGACAGTTTGTATCGATACCGTCTGTAGCGATTCAATAATAGATAATACTATATCACGTACACGTTTTTCATTTGGTATACCTTCACCCAGTTCAATATCTGGGGTTTTACCGATGGTATCAAGAAAAACGCCCGCTGCGCTTTTTTTCATGACTTACTCCTGAATGCCAAGTGTAATATCGTCTACTTCCTTTTGTATATCTTTAGTAGTCTCTTCAAGTTTACGTATGATCTGATCCTTTTCAACTTCAGAAAGTCCGTAATCTCCATCGTCAGCCTTGGCTTCTGTTTGCATAACACGTTGAACAACAGCCAACAATTTTACAAGTAACTCATCGTTTCTAATGTTGGCTTCCATATAATCACTGATCATGGGAAACAATTGGATCGCACTGTTGGGATCTTTGATGAAAACCATCAATTCCTGTATCAGTGATTCTATTTGAATCTTATTGCGAGAGGAATTCTCGTCGATTTTTTTAAACATATCGGCGAGAGTTGTACCTTTAAATATTTCATAGTCAGCAGACATTGTAGAACATTCCTTTGACTATAAATATACTCGGTACTTAAAAAATACGTCTAGATGCTGTGGTGTTAACGAAACCCATATCTGTCCACTGACTTTCTATGTTAACATAATGGGATTTCATCGTATTCAATACTTTTGTTATATGCTGTGTTTTTGCACCAGATATTTCACGAAGTAAAATGTACAAAGCTTTCTTATTGAATATTTCGATAGTATCAACTTTAGCCATCAATTCAAGAATAGAATACGCGATATTTTTATCTCTTTGTTTTTTAAAAACTTGATCTACATTGTTATCCCAATATTCTACAATAGAATCAAAGAACAATCTTTTCGTTTCTCGTTCTGCTTCGCTATCGTAATAAACTACCTTCTTTACATCTTTGTGTTTCAAATCTAAAACATCCGCATGCGTTTTTAATTTCTTGTAGTTTGCATTGTTATGACATATAAGCCAATTTTTAACAACCACACTAAAGTAACTAAACGCTTTTCCTTTACCCTGCTTATACTTGTCTAAGCGAGTAATCATAAAGGATATGACTTCGTGTTTAACATCTTTTAACGGTATGTCAAAATAGTAAAACTTAAACGTATGAATTATGTTTTCTACTAATTTTTCAAATGGTTTTCTTAAATGTTCATTGTAAATTAGATTTCTTTCTCTGGATGAAGTAGAATCATTGTACTTAACGATAGCATTTTCGGTATCTTCTGTAAAATACATTCTAGTTTTTGATGGTTTTCTAGGCATTGTGATCCTCCACTATTTGATCTAATGAATTTATGGTTTCTTGTAACATGTTGAATGTTGATCCAACTTCGTCATCAGCTTCGAAGTGTCCCGTAGAATCTATTTTTCTCATTTCTTGCAATACATCTTGTACTCTTATATACGTAGAATCTATCCATTGTTCCAAATTATCTACCTTATTGTACAAATTAAATATGATGTAAGAGCATATTACAAATACAATTATAACGCAAGATACTACTATCTCTAATATCATTTAAACAAATCCTCCAATTTATCAACATCCAGGTTTTCCAATACTGGATCTTCTTTAGTTACACCTTTCATGATTTTAGGAAAATCTATTGGTGCTTCTCCTGAAAACATGTACTTTTCTTTTTCTTGTCTGGCCGAAGAAGAATCAGCATAGTGAATTATAAAACCAATATTTGTCTTTATAGTTTTCCACTCTACTCCTTCAAGAAAATACGGCTTGTTAGCATCTGCATACAAACCATCAGCCATTCTAATACCGATATATTCAGTTTCAGACATGGGAATTTCAAACTGATTTAAAATCCACATTGCTCTATCTGTAACGGTCATATAATTTAATTCTGGATTATGATCGTACGGACGTCCATATTTTTTAGCTTTCCATCCATCCGGATTTGGTACATAGTAATCCTTTTCTAAGTTTCCGACTTTTCCTAAATCGTGAAACATTGCACAAAATACTACCGTCTCATCAGATAAATCATCCACATACATATTCATCTCATCAAACAAACCATAATATTTCTTAGCCCATGTAATAACATTTAATACGTGTGCAACATATCCACCTGGAAACGCGTTGTGAAACCAATTAACTCCTGATGCCGGAGCAATCATCATACGATTTTTAAAATGCTCCTGTAATAACCGTATTTTTTCTAGTCGATCGCCCGTAAAGGACTCATCTACAATAGACTGTAACTCAGACCAATTTTCACTGATCTCGATTGCACTTAATTTCATGCATTCTCCTTCTCTTTCTCTTTTTTTGTCCATGGTAATTTAAATAAATCAACGTTGCTAAACCTATATTGTCTAACACCCTTAGATTCTAAAATATCCACTACATTTACCCATTTAGCATTCATAGTATCTCTAACTTGGTAAACGCCATCTTTTTCTAGCGTACCTTTAAGCAAAACGAAATCACCGTAATCGAATGGTCCACCCCATCGTTTTAGTAAATTTCGAGATAATGCAACATAGCGATATCTAGATGCTTCCTCAATATTAAATTTGGTACCATCTGCTGTAATATCTGGAGTTCTATCTGTTTGTGGATATACTGGTTGATACATTGTTACATCTACTTTAATTCCATACGAATAAAATTCTTCGAGTTGCTGGTGAAGTTCTACATTTTTAGAATATAAATCTGTATAATATTCGTGATAGACTTGTTTATTTTCCTTCATAAAATGAACTGCAACATAACCATTAATCATTGTAACTGCGATTATTGATATTATGTATTTGTTTATGTTTTGCATGGCGTGCTTCCTTTCTTGATTGTTATACCCCTAATATACACATTAATGGGGTAAAAGTACATGCTTTTTTTCATTTTTTTTTGCGGGCGGGGGAGGTTTGACCCTCACGGCCTGTAGCCTCCCGCCCTATTATCCTTACTTAAAAGGTATAACTTACTCGTACTGAGACGTCTCCATCTGCTGACAATTCTGTACGAATGTAAGAATTGTCGTAACGATAACCAACACCATACATGGTCTCGGTATCCTCACCAACAGATGAATATCCTACTAGAGCAGTGATACCTTTAGTAAAGGACGGCGAGATTACGGCTCTATACCATAAGTCCCCACTCGTTTCTTCACTAAGGTCATACTCAAAATAAGATGCAATTGAACCAAATGAATCATGTGAAAATTCTCCACTTGCGTCCAATAAACGTGCTTCATCACTATTGATAGAAACCCCAGCAGTATGACCAGCTAAACCATAAGATGCTCTCATGGAATATGCTTCGCCATCGCCGTAAAATCCAGCAATACCTACACCCGCAAATTCAGTAGATGCTCCAAGTCCAACGGCATAAGCCTGAGAACTTGGTTCACCAACGAATGGATTTCCTGATGGTCTATGCCAAGCATTAGAAAGACCAAAGGGAATCCTCTGTTGTCCAAGTGTAACGGACGTAAATTTAGCATCTACATTGTAATATGCTTCCTCTACATTCATTCCACCTTCTGACAGGTGCGATGTAAGTTTCCATCCTTCACCGCTAAAAGTAATTCCGGTGTATTGTGAACCCATTGATACTGTATCACCAAAAGTAATATCAGTACTGAACTCACCACTCCAAGAATTTACGGCTTCTACAGCCTCTTCTTGTGCGAAAGTAATTCCGCCAAAAAAGACGATAGCAGTTAGGATTGTTTTTAGTGTATTCATCGCGTCACTCCTATTGTGTTTTGGATTCTTTTTTAATAGGTAGAACCCATTGACCCGTCCTCTTGTATGTGAAACCTTTGAAATATTTCGCAACATAATTTTAGTTCGTTGTGGACCCGGGGAGAGTCGAACTCCCGTCCGGTCTGCTATTAACAATAAGTCGTTACAGCTTAGTCGATTTCCATTGGTAGCTACCGACAAACAACCATGTGGATTTCTTTTGCAGAACGTATCCTTTAACTGGTGTCTTTATACTCATACACTAGAGTTGGTGTTCAACTTATTTTATACTCGGGTGTTGAACGACCCAAGGACTTAAGCGTATGCGTAAGTCGGTTGGGAATCCATTACGGGTTCAACGAAAACGTCAAACATCCGTTCTGTATTGGCCATATGCCAATCAATTTCCAACCCGTCAAGCGATTTATCGCCATATTGGTTTGTGAGCATTTTGTCTCGAGATCTACTCAATCTCTGCTGCACTCAATTGTCAAAAAACACCCGTCGATACCGAGCGGGCCCATGTTTAATTTTATTCGTGTGGTACTGCCCAATCATCATCACCGTAGTCATTTGTAGTCGAGCCATCTAATTCTAATTCTTCTCGTAGATCTTCCATCAATAATCTAATTGCTTCCCAATCCCTATCAGACAATGCAATATCCAATCGTAACACGATATCATCTAACTCCATAGTCTTACTCCTTTCGGTTTGTACTACATACGGATAATCCGAAAATTGTGGTAAACTTGTAACGGTAATGTTTTCTATAGGAATATTATAAGGAAGGGTAACTTGCATTTATGCCTCAGCTAGTCGATAATTCAAATGCTCCATTTTTCTTTTTGCCGTCCTAGACATAGCGTAATCGTATATCATTGCTTCGAATATTTCTCTTGCTGTATTGCTTAATTCTTCTTGTGGAATTCGCAGCTCTGGAATAGATTCAGAATGGGTATTATACATATTCAACATTTCAGAGCAAAACGACTCCCAATCTAATACAGGACGATCGTCTCCTTCTAAATAGTGTAGTTGTTTCATACTAATAATTACCCTTTAACTGCTATCAAAAATTATTTTAATTCTCGTTCAGCATACGGAATTGCATCCGGTTGCCATATGTAATCTTTACCATCTTTCCAACCAATCATCTCTCCGGTCCTACCATTAATAATATCGTATTTTGGGGTCTTGCCGGCTAGTATCTCTTTCATACTTCTTGCTATGGCCGTTTTAAGTTCTTTCTTTGTTTCAGCATGGACTTCATCACGTTCTATACGCTCTCGTATATGAGCTTTGACTGTTATACCTTCAAATAAATCATCAATCATCCAATCTGGAAGATCTTTTGCATGTTTTCTACCACGTGGATCATTGAGAAAATCATTCAAATCATCAGCACTTAAATCTATATCACGAGACGATTGATTTATTCTATCATGTAAATACATCAAAGCTTTTGCTACCTTTTTCTCACCTGATCTCTTGGAATCACGAGCTAAATCCTTAAGCTGCTTCATTAGGTAGTATCCACCAATTTCTTTGGCTTCGCCTAATGATTTCTTTTTCATAGTATCAAGAATATTATTCACGGCTTCTCTACGTTCATTCGGAGATTTCATTTTTCGTATCTTCAAAATAGATCTACCGTTTATAGTCGGTCCACCATGTTTATCTACACCAATATCCTTAACTTCAATTTTTTTATTTTTAAACCGACCAACGAGAATCTGATCTCCAACACTAATATCAATATTAATCATTTTACTTTCCTCGCTTTACATCATGATACATACTATTTGTATTATCATGTAGTTCCTGTATTTCTATATCCAAGCTCTTTAACATTGCTGCTAAATCTACTACTTCTACATTCTTTATAACGTGAGTACCACGTTTTTTATCTTCTTTTGCACTTCCATAAATGTAATCGGCAACAGGAAAATCTACTTGTTCAAAATCCAACTGATGATACCATGGTTCAGGTTTTCCCTTGTTGAATCCCAAAACCCTAGGATTTCCTCCATTAATCCAGCCTGTATCTGGTTCGCCAGCATCTGCTTTATACATGTTGCTTACGCCTGAAGTTTCTAATAATTGTTTCATCATCTATAAATATTAATCTGGTAAATTATCGCCATCAATAGAATGAGATGACATTCTCATAATCTTTTCACGTTCTGCTTCTAAATGTTTTATCCATTCAGATAACAGTTCAACAATCTTATTTTTTGTTACATCATGATCATCGTTATCCAATATCCTATCTACCCACTTTTTGTACATAGACAAGTAACCTGATAGCCAAGTTGCTATCTCTGCCCGTTCATCTGGCCAAGATTTGCTCATAGTTTTATCCCTTTATTAATTAAACAGGAAAAAAATCTTATATTTCAAAGATCTAATCCAAAAATATGGTTTGATAAATATATGAAGAAAGAAATCTATCGATCTGTTCTTCGTGGTAAATGTTAACGCTTCTTTAATTATGGTGTAACCCTTCATTTGTTCAATGAAATGGCGATGTGACCAGAACTTAATACCTGATAACATTTTTCCTTCTTTCCAAATACTATGATATGTGGTTTTGTTTTTAGACGTAGAATACGTAACAAGTTTATATGTGTACACTGTTCCAAAAGGATTCATAATCTTGATGATTGCACCGCGTCGAATTCCCTTATAGTGTACTAGCGTATACCCAAGAGGTAACATAAACTTCAAAAGCTTTCCATCCTTGTTCAAGACAGTTTTCTTTACTTTATAATACGACTGTCCAATAGTCGTTTCTAATTTAATACAACCTATTTTCATTTTTTCATTTCAATTTCAAGTTCACAACCTAAATGATTAGTACCTGAACCAATATAATCATATTCCACATTATAAGTAGACTTATCACAAATAGAACATACCCAAGTTTCTTTTGCTCTTTGTG